ACAGAGCTGTATTTACTCAGACAATTAACCCACAAAACGCTTCAGGTAACCTAACACCTACAAATGTTCGTGGCAACATTGGTGGATTAAACCTTCGTGTATCTCGTGCATTATCAGGAACTGGCGATAACTCAATGATCGTCATCAATCCTTCATCATACACATGGTACGAATCAAGCAAGTACCGCTTAGAAACAAACCTAATTTCAACTGGTCAAATCCAAGTTGCATACTACGGTTACGGCGCAATCGCTAATAAGGTTGCTGCTGGTGCTTACAAGTGGATGGTTGCATAACCTTCCGATAGAGGAAACACCTGTTAAGGGGCATTGGAAGCCTTTGCCCCTTAACTTTTAAGAAAGGGAATCATGGCAGCAACTTATGTGACAGTAGCGGAATTACGGTCTGCGCTGGGCATTGGGTCTTTGTATTCTGACTCAGTTGTTGAGGAAGTCTGCCAATCCTCAGAGGACATTGTTAGTTCTTATCTATGGAAAAATGAAAAAAACAATTATGCCCACTCTAGCGAAGTCGGAAGTGGCACACTTTATTTTAATGATGTTATTACGAATATTTTTTATGTTGGACAAACAGTAACCATTAGCAATAACGGCAATCGCTTTAATGGTTCAAAAACTATTACTAAAGTTGGCACTAATTCAATTACAGTAACCACAAGCCACACTACAGTTCAGCCAATTCACCCTGTTAACCCTTATGGCACAGTAGCAGCTGAAACTTATGTTACATATGCAACTACCCCAGCAATTCGTGAAGCCTCACTAATGGTTGCTGTAGATATTTGGCAGTCACGCCAAGCCAGTAACTCAACATCTATTACACCTGATTTTCAACCTAGCCCTTGGCGTATGTCAGCCAGCCTAATCGCAAAAGTAAGAGGTTTGTTAGCACCATATTTAAGTCCTAACAGCTTGGTTGGCTGATCATGACTGTCGCCGTTACGACACTTCGGTCAACCCTTGCGACAGCGCTGGAAAACGCTGGGGTGTGGCAGGTCTTTTCCTTTCCGCCTGCCTCACCCATTGCAAACTCAGTAATCGTAAGCTGGGATTCACCAATGCTAGAGCCAAGCAATAACCAATACAACATTGCACCTAAAGCCAATCTAACTATCACCTGCATTGTGCCTATGCTGGACAATCAAGGTGGCTTAATCCAGTTAGAGGACATGGTTACAGGTGTATTTACAAAGTTAGCCGCTTCAACATTGAAGCTAAATGTGTCAAGCGTTTCAGCACCTGCGGTACTAGCTGAAGCACAAGAAATGCTAACTGCCACAATCAATGTAAGCGCAATCACGAGCTGGAGTTAAAATGAGCAACGAATATGATATTCCTTCCGAGGATAAGGCTTGGCTTGAAAAAGTCGGGCAAGTAGCACCACAAACCGAAAAGCCAAAAATCGTAAAGAAAGACGAGGAATAACCAAATGGCTGTATTTCTAAATAACAAGGTAGGCGTTAAGGTTAATACCGTTGATCTTAGCGACCATGTAACAGCAGTAACTCTTAACCGTTCATTTGATGAGCTAGAGGTAACTGCAATGGGTGACGGCGGTCACAAGTTTGTAAAGGGCTTAGAAGCCTCATCTGTAACTATTTCTTTCCTAAATGACACAGCTTCAGCCAATGTACTAGCTACATTACAAGCTGCGTGGGGAACTAATGTTACTTGCGTACTTCTGCAAGAAAAGGGAACTGCTGTATCAGCAACAAATCCACTTTATACATTTACGGCATTAGTCAACAACACAACCGACATTAACGGCTCAGTTGCTGATCTAGGCACACAAGACCTAACTTGGAATATTAGCGGTACAATCGCTGTAGCCTCAACAGGCACTTTCTAAGGAGTAAAATGTTAGGACTTAAAATCACCAAGGCTTCAGGTGAGGAATCAACACACGAGATTTCACCTGCGATTGAGTACGCATTTGAGCAAAACTTTAAGGCTGGTTTCCACAAACGCTTCCGAGATGAGGAAAAGCAGTCAGATATTTATTGGCTGGCTTGGGAGTGTTTGCGGAGGTCAGGCGAGACTGTTAAGCCATTTGGCGAGCAGTTTCTAGAGACCTTGAAAAAGGTAGAGATTGTAGACGCTGATACCCCAAATGGGTAACGAGGTATGATCTAAGTTATTTGATCGCTTCACTAGCGGTTGAAACGGGCATACCTCACAGCGAGTATTTGAACATGGACAGGTCAATGTTGTTAGCAACCTTGGCGTATATGAAAGATAGGGCTAAACAAATTGAGCAGCATGGTAGAGGTAAAAGGCGCTAGAGAAATGCGTACTGCCTTGCGCAAATACCAACCTGACTTAGCCAAAGAATTAAACAAAGAAATGGCGAGTTACCTAAGCCCTGTAGCTCGTCAGGCAAGATCATATTTACCTTTGTCAGCGCCTTTATCTAACTGGGGTAAAGCAACTTCAAGCGCAGATACAATTAACTACAGAGCATTTCCTAAATACAACGCATTGAAAGCCCGTAGAGGTATTGGTTATACAACTTCACCAAGCAAGCCTAACCGTAGTGGTTTTAGTTATTTAGCACAGATATTTAACTCAGAAGCCAGCGGTGCTATTTACGAGACAGCAGGACGCAAAAACCCTAACGGACAACCTTGGTCTAGGACTAGTTCAAGCAAAAAGTTTAGTCACTCACTTAATCCTGACGCTGGTCGTCAATTTATTGAAAGTATGCCTCAGCTGTATCGTGTACCTCAAAGTGCTAATCAATCAGGCAAGCCTTCACGCAAAATGTCAGGTCGAGCCATATTCAGAGCATGGGCAGAAACTAACGGACAAGTTACACCTAAAGTTATTAAAGCAATGGAAAATGCAAAGATTAAGTTTAATTCTAAGAAAGCGGCAGCATAATGGCTAAAACCGATCTATCCGTCAAAATTGGTGCGCAGTTTGTTGGCAAGGACGCATTTGATAAAGCAGAGAAAAGCCTAAAGAGATTAGCCAAGCAGGGTGCTGCATTAGCTCTAGGTGGCTCAATCCTTAACTTTGGTAAGAACTCAGTACAAGCATTTTACGAGTCAGAGAAACAAGCTAAGAGCCTTTATCAGACCCTAAACAACTTAGGCATGGCTTTCCAAGCGCCTGAGGTCAATGACTACATTAAGAAGCTGTCACTAGCCACAGGCATATTAGATGACAATTTAATTCCAGCCTTTCAACGCCTATTGGTAGCAACTAAAGATATTAGCAAGGCACAAGCATTATTAGGCACAGCCCTAGATGTATCAGCAGGAACAGGTAAAGACTTAGACGCAACCTCAACAGCTTTAAGCAAGGCTTTCTTAGGTAATACGACAGCCCTACAACGCTTAGGCATAGGCTTATCAGCCGCTGAATTAAAGGCTGGCAATTTTGACGCAACTATTGCAACGCTTAACACTAACTTTTATGGTCAGGCTTCAGCAGCTGTTGAAGGTTACACAGGACAAATTGACCGCCTTGGTATCGCATACGATCAACTAAAAGAGCGTGTCGGTAAATCGATATTAGATATTGGTGGCTCAATAGGTCGTTTTATTGAATTTACAAAAATTGGTTTGACTACGGGTTTGACCATTGACGCACAAGAGCAAGCAAAGTTAAAAGGCGTATTTGCTCAAAAGGTGTCGCCTCTTGCATTTGGAAATGTGTATGATAGAAATTCTGCTGCTCAGATCAAAGCAACTACTGCGCAGGTTAAAGCAACTAAAGCCTTGACTAAGGCTCAGCAAGACCAATTAAAATTAAAGAAGGCTGGCACGATATTAGATATTGACCAAGCAGGTGTACTGATTGCCTTGCAAGGTAAAATTACAGAAAATGAAAAAGTACGCCTAGAATTACAATTAGCATTACTGACTGGTAACACTAAAGAAGCAGATCGCCTAAGCAATGAGTTACTAATTTCTCAGGGTCGCTTAACAGGTTTAGCCACTTTTATTGCCAACCTGCCTAAAGCCTTAAACCCATTTGCTGATTACCCAGCCTATGTTTTAGCAGCACTTGCAGAATTGGCTAAATTGGCAGCGGCTCAAAAGTCATTAGGTAGTCAACAAACTTCAGCAACTGGTGGAACTTCAGTAGATGAGTTTGTAAAACTTGGTATTAACACAGGAGTTGCCCAAGGTTTAGTTGCCTCCTCTGCTCGTCTGCAAGCACAAGCAGACGCATATTTTAAGGCTAATCCAAACATTGACCGTATGACTGGTGCAGTAATAAATGTTACTGTTAACGGCGCAACCGCTGGTCTCTTAGATGAACTACAAAATGGCTTAATAAACAACTCAGCTTCAGGCAGTCAGTCTAAGATAAACAGATTGTCACTCATAGACTAATGGCATTACCAGCAACGCTTAATGTAAGCCTAAACTTTAACTCAGGTGCAACCTTCGGTAACCCATTTACCATAGGCGACCCTGTTAACGGCAGGCTTGGATTTGGTATCCTTGGTGACGGCACAGCACCTGCATTAGTTATTGATGTGACTGATGTCACACGCAGTATTCAAATTAAGCGTGGTCGCAATATCCTTAGAGACACATACGAGGCTGGAAGCGCAACAGTAAGAATCTATGACCAAACTGGCAGATTTAACCCTCAGAACACAAGCTCAGACCTGTACGGGCAACTTACACCCTTACGCAAGCTAAGAATCTCAGCCACCTATGCTGGTACTTCGTATTACCTTTTTAGCGGATATACAACGACTTATGCCTACACATACGACCAAGCAGAAAATGTGTCCTATGTAGATATTACAGCTGTTGACGGTTTCCGTTTGTTTAACCTTGCCAACATTACAACAGTCACAGGCTCAGCCAATGGTGACGACACAGGTGAGCGCATAGGCAAGATATTAGACACAGTAGATTTCCCGAACAGTTTAAGGTCAATAGAGACTGGTGACTCATTATGTCAGGCTGACCCTGCTACAACTCGCACAGCCTTAACTGCAATTATCAATGCAGAATTTTCAGAGCAGGGTGCTTTTTACATGGACGCCGAAGGTCAAGCAGTATTCAAGAACAGAGCCAGCACTATTAGTTCAGCTGGTGGCACACCTATTGAGTTTAATCAGACAGGCGACATACCTTACAAAAACCTAAAGTTTGCATTTGATGACAAACTAATTATTAACCAAGCCACTATCACTCGTATTGGTGGTACTGCTCAGTTCGCTGAGGACGCAGGTAGTGTTGCTACTTACTTCCCACACAGCGTTAACTACAATGATTTAGTCGTGCAGACAGACACAGACGCTAACAACATAGCCCGTATCTATGTGGCTACGAGATCAGATACCACTATCCGTATTGATGAGATGACTGTGGACTTGTTAGACACAGCTGTGCCTACTGGCACAATGTTAGACATTGACTATTTTCAAAATGTTGATATATCCAACATACAGCCTGACGGGTCAACTATCACCAAGAACTTGCAAGTGCAAGGTGTCGCTTGGGATATAACCCCTAACCGCTGGTTGGGTACTTTTACCACACTTGAACCAATCACAGACGGGTTTATCATAGGTAACACCACCTATGGCGTCCTCGGTGATGATATACTAAGCTACTAAGGAGTAATACAATGGCAACAGGTTTTCCAGCTTCAACAGGTGATGTTCTTTCAGCTGCAATGTTTAACGGTTTAGTTACCTTTACCGTAGGCGCAGCCAACACAGACGACTACACAGCAACCCTTTCAGACAGTTATCAAGTTTTAGAATTAATGAACAAAGGCACAGCTGTTGCCTTTAAGATACCTACTAACGCCTCAGTTGCGTTCCCAATAGGTACTGCCCTTACTGTCCTTAACATTGGTGCTGGTACTTGCACAATTAGTGCAGTAACTTCAGGCACAACAACAATTTTATCAGCTGGTGCAACACCCGCAGCCCCAACTTTAGGGCAATACAAATCTGCGGTATGTATTAAAACTGGCACAGACTCTTGGTATGTAGTTGGTGCAATAGCCTAATGATTGGAAACCTTGTTGCTTCATTACTTAATCAACCAGTAACTTCTTTAACTGTTGATTATTTAGTTGTTGCTGGAGGAGGCGGTGCATCAGGTCGGCGTGGTGCTGGTGCAGGTGCTGGTGGACTTCGTTCAACTGTAACCGCAACTGGAGGTGGCGGCACTTTAGAAACTGCTTTGACTTTATCTTTATCTACAAATTACACGGTCACAGTTGGTGCAGGTGGAGTAGGTGGCGAAGGCGGAAATCCACCAGCTACAGATCCAACTAAAGGAGCTAATTCGGTATTTAGCAGTATTACTTCAAATGGTGGCGGAGTTTCAGGCGGCGGTGCCTTAGATTACGGAGCATTACAAAATGGTGGCAGCGGTGGTGGTGCAGCTGCTTTTGCTACTTATGTTGGTACTGGTACTGCTAATCAAGGTCGTGACGGTGGTTTTGGTAATGACAATGCCCCAAATTATCCCGCAGGTGGCGGTGGTGGTGCTTCAGTTGCTGGACAAAACGCACCTTCAAGTAGCACAGCTGGAAATGGTGGAAATGGTGTTGCTGTTTCAATAACTGGCTCATCTGTCACTTATGCTGGAGGAGGCGGAGGGGGAACTTATGCTGGGGGAACAGCTGGACTTGGTGGAAATGGAGGAGGAGGAGCTGGATCAAATACAACTGCAACTGCAACTTCAGGTACTGCAAATACAGGAGGAGCTGGAGGCGGAGGTTTTGTTACTTCAGGAAATGTTGGTTACAGCGGCGGTAATGGTGGATCAGGTGTTGTAATTCTTAGATACCCTTCAGCACAAACTATTACTATTGGTGCAGGTTTAACTGGATCAACAGCAACAGTAGGCGGAAACAAAGTAACAACAATTACAGCTGGTACTGGAAATGTGAGCTGGACATAATGGCACATTACGCATTTTTAGATGAGAACAACATTGTTACTGAAGTCATTGTTGGAATTGATGAGACTGAACTAATTGAAGGTTTAGATACTGAGACTTGGTACGGCAATTTTAGAAATCAAGTATGCAAGCGCACATCATACAATGGCAATATCCGTTACAACTATGCTGGCATAGGTTACAAATATGATGAAGCGGCTGACGCTTTTATTGCACCTAAACCATGTGAGCATGACGAGTTGTTGTTAAATGACAAGTATGGCTGGGAGTGCAGCAATGCCGACCATGAAGCCTTACCTTAGTAAATCCGCAGTACAGCTGCGTGAACAAATAGATGATTCTTACCCAAGTCGTAGCAGGAAGTCTGACGGGTGGGTGGCTGATCTGCGTCATCAACAGGCAGGTAAGTCAGACCATATACCTGACCCGAAGTCCAACGGCGTCGTTAGAGCTATTG